GCTCCACCTGCTTGAAAAGAATCTTCTCCACTAGCAATAGGCAAGGGAACAGGCGATCCATCGCTTATATTTGTGCCAAACACATTCGCCGTAACAGTGCCAGAGATGGATTGCACTCCGTTATTATCAACTGCGATAGGATACAACTTATTGTCTGCCAGATTATATCCACCGATTTGAACAGCTTCGGGTGGTGCATTCTCCCCAAGAGCAACTTGAGCGTCCGATATATAAACTCCACCAGAAATATTTACAGAACTACTTGCAACAGCCGTTGCTATATCTGTAATCGCTTGTGTACCCAAGGATACAACTGTATGGGCTGGAATGTGCGCCCCTCCTGTCACAATAGTTGAAAGCGTAGTTGCGGATTGATTTCCGTCTAAAATGGGGAGTGCCATATAGCTATTCTTTGTGTCAAATTAAACCAAGATACTGAGAGTTCAGATAGTCGCTGAAGTCAAGGCTTCTTAGGTTTGTTGGGGATGTTGTGGATGGAGTGCATATAGCCGTGATAACAAGCCCTCTTTGCCAAGCGCTCTTAGCTATTTGTATAGTAGGAGTTTGCGAGGAAATCCTTGCCATGTAGGTCTTTAGATTTACAGAATGAGACTCAATTTGAGCCACCAAAGTTGTTGAATTATCGTAAAGATGTGAGAAAATATTAAGATATTCAGCGTCAAAAGCATCTTTGCTTACCAAGGCAGAGCTATTTGAATAATCCACGGATACCTGCATTTCATAAACACCGCTATACGGAGTTACAAGCTGACGAACAGGCTGTGCTGAAACAACCACATATGGGAAAAGCTTTGCTCCGATTCTGTTTGTGCCATAGCAATTTATATCGGTTGAATCATTTATTAATGATAAAACTGCGTGTTCTAACTCGTAATCTGGAGATTGCGTAAGGCTCATATTAGTAAATAGCGTATTTTGTATTAAGATAGGCTTCGACTTGTTGGCGTTCCGCTTCAGTTACAGCACGATTATACATTATGATTTCAGCTATTTGTCCGTAGAAATATTCTTCCGCATCAAAGGACTTGTTGTATCCTCCGATTTGAAGCGTCCCTGTGCTTGTTGCAATGTTTCCACCAATAAAAAATGTATTTGAAAAATTACCATTAGAATAAACATTTTGATTTGTTCCATCGTAAGTCATTGATAATATTCTTGGTATTGAATCTTGAATATCTATTTGCGTCTGGTGGTCAGACCAACCATCAACATTTTGAGAAAACGAAACATTCCCACCATTAGTTGCAACCAATCCATACATTGCTTCATTTTCTGGCGATCCAGCATTTGCATTTTTTATATAAACAATGTTATTCCCAGTACCTTGCCCAAGATACCTTAAAACAATAAATGCCGATGTATTAATAAAGTCTAGGCTATTAGAATCAGCAATCTCTACTATCTGACCATCGCCATTAAATTGAATTGCTGGTTTATTGTTTAAGAAGGATGAAACAAATGTTGGTTCTTCCCCTATATTTGTAACCGCATTATTCCCATTTCCGCTTTGATCTGCCCATGCTGTTACATTTGATCCGCTTAAAGTAACTCCAGCATCAGCCTTGAGCCACAAAGAAAGACCACTAATAGGTATCGGCGATTGAATTGTAGTCACCTTCACATCCATAAAAACATCCCTAGCCCAAGTTCGTGAAGTAGAGATAATTCTCTGCCCAACTCTTGTGATGTCTGCGATATAAAATTCTAAGTCATTTTGAGCCGAGGTCATCTGAGATGCTAGGTTTGGATTTGTATAAAAAGCTTGTTGAATGCTTGCAAACTTTTGATCGTAGGCTTGATCGCTTATCGTGTCTGCTCTTGCTACATAAGTGATCGTGCAGTTAAGGTCAAATACTCCTGTAAATGGAGCGATCTCTTCTGATTTGATTGAGGCCACTATTGAAACAAAGGGAAGTAGCCGTCCAGAGGTGCGTTCTGATGTGTAGATGTTAACGCCTGTAACCCCAGCCGTGGTTAAGGCTTGAGCAATAGCATTCTCAACATCTCTTTCAATGCTTGAGGTCATCCTGTAGTGATGTCTGCAACATCAATATTATAAGATACTCCGTCAGCGGAAATCGTCCATCTGGCAACCATGCGCTCCGTGTCTCCAATAGTGCAAAGAGATCCGATAGTAGGAGGAGCAGAAATAGTATTAGCTTTAACAATCAAAGTTTGTGTAATTGTATAAACCTCTCCACCAACTTCTAGTTCTGAAGCGAAGGAAAGGTCTGTAACTGAGGCAGATACGGCATTTGTAGCCAGTCCTGTAACCACTGTGTACATATCAGAGATTATCTCGGATAGGTCAGTTCCAAAAATAGTGGTATCCAAGCGTCCAGCCATATTACACATATAGCTATGTCAATTTTTGCCCTACAACCCCCCTATTTGACCCATAAGACGCTTTTAAACGCCATTTACGAACGATTTTGATGCCTTTAAAGACGAATTATATTTGCACCTAGAGTGTAGTCGTCCTGTTTGTTGCCTGTAGGTATAAGGTCATAGGAATCCCTAACCGCACTAGCGATTGCCGAGGGTGACGAATTTATTCCCAAAAAGTTCCTAGCTCTTTGAATCAAGAAAGGCATATAGGCAACCGAACTACAACTAATCGCCTTCAGTCCGTTAATATCTAGTTCTGGTGGGCAAAGCACAACAATGTAATCTTTGCCGTACATCTCAACCGCTTTTTTAATCACCGCCATAGGATCATGCCTTACAATTTGACTTATCCCAAAAGGGGCAACTAGATCATATAAGCCCATGTCTGGAGCAAGCCAGATATTGTCTAAAACGATTCGTTCATCAACTGCTTCTGGAAAGTCTTTCCCAAATACAAACTCCTCCCATTGTTTCCCGCTTGCTCGATATTCCTCATAAAGATTAGGCCAAACTTCACGATTAAATATAAAATCGAATCCTTCATACGGAGCATCTATCTTTTTATGTTTCACATAGGTAGTACATTTTAGAATATCAGCATATTCATCCTTGCATTCAAACCACACATCATCACCCCTATCAGCCAAAAATTTTGCAACTGGTAGCATCCTTACCACATCGCCCAACCTCTGATGATATTGTATAAGAACCTTCATCCAGCAAAGTATTCGGTGACTTTATGCTCCAATGCTTTTTCGGTTTCCAATAGCTGAATCTTTCTTCCTTTTACCTGTGATTTCATGGCTAGATCAGCGTTGCTTTTTGTGTAGGTATCGGTTTCCTCGTTGTCCATGCTTCCACGAAGTCGTGCTGGCACTCCACAGCCTGTGCAAAAATGCTTAATTTGATTGCTGAAATCTTTGATTGGCCTTTTCCACCATCCCTCTACAACTGGATGTCCGTTGTCGGTTCCCCTAGCCAGATCAAATGAAGCGGCTACCTCGCAGAAATAAGCCCTCAATTCACCCTTGTTTTGCACAATGGATGCAGACCACTCCCTGTTCACATCGCAACCAGCAATCTTTTCCCACATATCCTGTTCTGGATACAAGTCTTTTACAGCCGTTAGAAGAGGTGCATGATGCGAATTTCCAACATAAAATCCACCATTAAATCCCCTTTTGCTTACCATAACATCGTGCAAATCTTTCAGTTTTTCATTTGCCCTTTCCTCATTATGCGGATTAAGATTAAGAGCACCGAATGTTTTTTCAATTACTTCACGATGCTTAAAATAATTGTTCGTCCAAAGACCTCGCTGGAACTGATTTGAAATTTCTTCTACAAAGATCTGGCAAAGCTCTTCAAACTTTGTATGAACGCAAGGATTTCCACCGATCATGGCAATAATCCCCTTGAAATCCTTTAGACTGCGAAGTGCCAAGCGAAAGTTCTCTGGAGTCATTTCCCACAGCGAGTCTTGATTCTTCAAAAGTCTTGTGCAGTTTGAGCAAGCCAAATCACACTTGTTGGTAACATCCACACAGATAATGTGCATATGCTCTGGAGAACGCATCTTCCCAATCGCAATATCAGCGTATGATTGACTCTCAAGATTTTCGACTACTTGTTCCATAATAAAGTCCTTTTCAAATATATGTTTGTCTCTTACTATATTTTTCTGCTTTTCTGCAATTTCATCAATGGATAGCCGATGGATAAAGTCAGTCAAGCTAAACAAGTGACGCTCTTCGACCACATAACAATACTTGTTCCAATCAATTTTATCACCGAATGGAAGAACATATTCGTCTGAAACAAGGATGGGTATTGATCCGTTTAGCAAAGCCTCAATAAACCGAAACGACCATCTGCCATATCCAGCGGGGCATAAAGTGAATACCGATCTAGCCATGAGATCGTGATAGGTGATTTTCCCAAGTTTTTGTGCGACCTCATCCGTAGAACCAATAACTATTTTATCGCTTTCAAACCTCTTCTTAAACTCAAGTAATCTTCCCCCACGAATATGCTCTTGTGAGAGATGAAGTTGAGTCATGCTTCCCATGAATGAAAGCAGAATATCCCTATCTACATTTTGCTGTTTTACTGGCTGAATTTGATATGGAGGGATTGCTATGTCTTGCCTGTGAAGCGTAGCCAAAGACTCAAGCACAATCAGAATAAACCGATCATCCATCCATTTGTATTTCTTGTCGTAGGCACGAAGGGAATTTGACTCGTGCGTCATCTCGTATTTTGACTCTGCCCTTTGCCCCACATCCCCAGTTGAAACAAGGATATGATTGCCCTTGTGAAGATAAGCACAATGATTGATCAATAGTTCTGGATCGACATTTGCAAACTGCAACCCAGCCATAAAAAGTGGAGCAAAAAAGAAGTTTGCATCTTCTGGGTTTTTGGTTTCGTGCTTTTTAAAGAAGTTGTAGAAATCAATTAAATACTGAAGATGCGGAAATAGTCTGTTTAGTTCCGCATAAAACAAGTTTTTCTGCCAGATCTCATTTGATAGGATGAGATCATGGTAGATAAAGATTTTCATTTAATCTTTAGCCAGCAATCTCTAATAATTTCTGGTGAAATAATAAGCTCATCTACAGCTTGAATTACTCCGTTATGAGTGCGAATATAGTCATGCCCAGCCAATATCCCTCCTGTTTTAACCTTTGGCATCCAAGCAAGAATGTCTGCCTTTACCGATTCGTACCCATGATCTGCGTCTATAAAAATAGCATCTAAGGATTCATCGGAGTACATTTTGGAAGCTGAAACGCTGTCCGTCCTAATAGGATTTATTAGATTTATGAGTGGGCGCATATTGTCGATGAATGTTCCAAAAAGAGAATTTTCAATTATTTCGTTCATTTCTTTATGCTCTTCTGATCCAACCCAAGTATCCACTACATCAATCCTCATTTTTTTATGTTGTGCCTCAACCGCAAGATAGGATGTGCTTGCTCCCTTCCATGCCCCGACCTCTACAATATGCCCTCCTTCTGGAACAGATTCGATTATGCGCTTATATACATCTTGATAATTGAACCATCTTTCGCCGAATTTTTCATGGTTCCAGTAGTGCTCAATCACTTATTCCGTTCCTCAAAAATCTTTTTTCCAAGCTCATAATTAGCCATCGAGTTATGCGTTCTAAACACGGCATCTTTTTCTGCTCCAGTAAAGAAAGGATTTTGATGAGTAAATACTAAGTCTCTAGCATCTACTTGAATGTCTTTTGTCCGTACTGTGAACTCGTTGTCTCCGTAGATTCCCGAACATTGAGCATATTCTGGTGCGTAGAAGTGTCCTCCAAGATATTCAAGGGTAGGCTTGGTCATAATTCCAATACAGAGAAGATCGTCTTTTCTGTGACCATCCGACACAGCTAGAACTGCTGGCTTGGTAGTGTCTGGTAGCCTCTTTCTGATCTCGTTATCCCAACCAGCAGGGGGAACAAAATCATCCGATAGCTGAACAATATATTTACCCCTTGCCTGTTTCATCGTCTCGTTCCAAGCACCTACACATTTTCCGTTTGGAATAATAATCTTTTCAAATCCCCTGTATTTATCATGGTCAACATCCACACCTAAAAGATGTTGAATCTTGTTTGGCTGATTTGCCATCGAATACCATGCCCATCTTGCTTGATGAAATTTATCTGGTCTTGCGGTTGCGTGACATAACGTGATGTCGATTTCTCCGAAGTTTTTTACTTTATCATCTTCAAGGAATTTCACTAGATCATTCATTCCCAATGCCCTAGCGCACCGCATATAAAGGTCTGGAGCCTCAAATTCATAAATATGCTTTTTGGTAGTCCAATAGGTCATGTTTGGTAGCTGTATCGAGCAAGCCGACTTAACCAATGCCAATGCCTCAGTATAGTGCTTTCTATTGAAATAATCTTCTGCTATGTAGAACAACGCCTCGATCCGTTGTGGTTGAAGTGCATATGCCTTAAAAAGCTCCTCCCTCTTTGCTACTGGATCTTCAAGCGATCTTCCTATAATTGTATGACATTGAACCCGCAAAATTACATCCAGCTTGGGGTCTGCGAGTGCCTGTTTTGCCCATAAAATTGCATCATTGTATTGACCCGAAAGAAAGTGTTCTTCAGCCTTGTAAAACTCGTAAAGCCATGATTCTTTTGTGACTTGATCTAGGATCATGTGATTGCGGTCAACGCTAGATTTTTTGTGACCGATGGGAGCATGAACAATCAATCCACCATGCGTTCCGATTGCCTTGGCATCTCCTTTTACTGGTTTTAGCTGTTCGTGAACTGCGTACTTCCATCGAAAAGCACCTTTTCTTGTGAGCCTTTCACGCACTGGACATAGGCCAGCGGCAGGTACTTCATACCCAGCAAATATGCAGTCGTGATCCGTGATTCTTGATCCTATCTCAAAAAACACTTTTTCTGCTCCTTCAACCAGAAGGTCATCTGCATCAAACCACATGGCAAAGTCGCTTGTACAGGCATTTAAAGCGCAATTTCTGGCATTTGCAAAGCTGTCCAGATAATCCCAATCCGATGCCTCATCAGCGTTCCTATAAACCACAACCTTTGCCCCATACTTTTTTGCCACTTCCTCAAGAATCGGCAATCCCTCATCCGTATGTTTCCCCATTGCAGAGCAAAGCACAATCTCGTCTGGATTAAGACGCTTAAAAGACTCCAAGGCTCTAGCAATATATTTTGAAGCACACTCTCTTGAAACGATGGCGTAAAGCGAAAAAGTGAATGGGAATCTGTCCATTTGAATAAATTGGGAATCTGCTTTTATTTTGCAAGCATTATTTCAATATTCTATCTGCTCCCATGCTCCCATTGTAGGCTTATCCTCATACTTGCTTGGAATTGTATAGGGATCTGGTCTTTCTTGCTCCGAGCAAGAAGAAAGAATTATCAATAAAAACAAAAAGAAAAGGGGGGACAAGACTTTCATCTCATCCCCCCTTCTCCAGAGGAACAGTCAGCCAACAATTAGGTTGCGCTGTAGCTGGTCGTAATCAACTCGCAAGCAGTCGAGTCAATAACCTTGACCACTCGGTTCGAGCGAACACGCAGGATATTCGACCTGCGGTTCTCGTCCCGATAGCTTTCCGCAACGAAGGGAGCCGAGGCATCCTCGCTCCACACAATCGTGCGACCCACACCACCAGCGGCGAAGTCGCCACCAGCGATGTAAGCAACCGCCACATAGGTAGTCGGCAGAATGAACGATCCGCTGAAGGATTGACCCTTAGCCGCACCATTCTTAGCCGCTTTACCAACCAAGCACTTCTCAACACCAGCAGCAATCGCCAGCTCGGTCTCCGAGAGCAGTCGGCGAGTATCGCTGGGAACCACTCCGAAGAATTGGTTCTGAACGAGAGGCGCACGGCGCACCAGATCAAACACTTCCTGATTCAAGATGATGGTGTTAGGAATAACACCCTTCTTGAGCAACCGCTGTTTGGCAGCAGCAATATCAGCCACAAAGCTGATCGTTGAAAGGTTTGTACCAGTATAAGAAGTGGTAGCCGCAGTCGCCGTGAAGGTGCTGTTATCGAACAGCGCAGTAGCAGTCTCAGCTTCGTGACCGATGGTAATGTTGCGAAGAAGAATCTTCGCAGTTTCAGTCTCGAGTCCGAAGAAGCGAGACACATCAGCCGCCAGAGCGTCAGGCACAACTTCTTCCAAGCCGTACTCAACGCAGGTGAAGTTATCATTGTCAAACGCACGGCTGGAGCGGGGATAGCTGGCACCTGGAGCCACTTTCGAGGCATCGCTGTTCAGCAATTCCGCATTACCCAACTGCAGTTTGAGGTATTGTCCAGCACGGACAGGGCTGTTGTAAATCGGAAACACTTCGGTTCCGATGAAGCCCTGATCGGCTCCCTGACCTTGAATCAGAGCCGTGGTGATGTCGCCACGGAGGGTTGCGTTACTCGTAAGATAAGACATTTTTTTATTTCTCCTTTAATTAGCGTGTGTAGAACACTTCGATGGTATCGCCAGAAGCACCAGCATTCCGAACGACACCAGCAGTGATCGCACCACCCGCCGTGGAGGTGCTAACCTGACCATTGATCGCCTGATAAACAAGCGATCCAGCCGTCACCAAGCTCGCCGAGCGAGCAAAGTTCGAAGGCTGGAAGAGTTTTACAAGACCAACAGAGCCATTCACCACATCCTGCTGAACAACGCCGATAGCGTTTCCAGCGGTAGCGGCGGTCTGAGCCGTGTTATCAGTTGTGGTCATGCTGACGATGCTGTTCGCCGTCACCGTGGAGGCGAAAAGCAACGAGGCATATCCAGAATCAAATTGAGTTGCCATAGTTTTGTTACCTTTCTATTTAGAAGCTTTTGAAGCCACCAGCGGAAAGCTCTTTCCGATATTGTTCAGTGTATTTACCGATGCAAAGACGAAGAGCTTCGCCCTTGGAGATGTTGCCCTGCTTCATCTCAAAATTAACCAATTCCGCAAAGGTCTTAGGCTTCTTCTCGTCAACGGCAGGAGCCGAGAGAGCGAGAGGAGCCGAAACCATCTTGGAAAGTTCGGTGCGAATTTCTTTCAGCACACCAGAAAGCTCGATCTTGCCAGCATTAATAGCCGACATATCTTCGGTGGGATTGCCTTCAGAACCCTTCTTATCAACCTTCACGCCCTTTTCGGGAACGACAGGAGAAATGGCTTCCATTTCGGCCTTATCTTCAGCTTGATCCTTGGCTTCTTCGGCAGGATTCATTTTTGCTTCCAAAGCCGAAAGGCGGGAAGCAAATTCTGCCATCTGCTTACCGAGATCTTCCATGTTATAAGAAGTAGATTCCTTCTTTTCAGCGAGTTCAGCGGGCTTGTTTTCCATATTGATATTCTCTCCTTTGTCAACCGTTACACAACCGCAATCGGCAGAAAAGAGTCCTGTCGGATTGGAGGCTGGATGCTGAACAAGGTCTGCGCTGTAAAGTTCGTTGCATCTGGCTAGGTCGATTCCAGTTCCAGTAGATTCAGAGTCACCAGAGAATGAAATGCTGATTCCAAATGAATCTGGGATCTCTTTGGCCAGATCGGTATAGTATTTTGCACGATCAAAGCGACTCTGAAGAAAAGTTAAATCTGCAAGAAGCTTTTGACCAGTTTCATCAATTCGGAAGTTAGTCAGCTTTCCAACGATGTCTCCAATGCCTGCTCCGTGGTTTTCATTTACTTTCACTCCGCTTTTGTAGCTCTCTGCACACTTTTTAACCTGCTCTAAGGTTTGAGAATCAATCTGCAGGTTATGTCCTTTGGCTAGGCCAGTTGTAAGAACAGAAACACCCTTGATGGTCATTTCGTCTCCTTGTGCTTCTAGCTTTCGCTTGCCCTGTCCTTGAATTACAGCAGTGGGAATAATTCCAGCGGGAGCCCCACCTCCTCCGCTGGCATAAGCCAAGCTCTCATCTTCCTCGTCCTCTTTGTCCTCCGAGGTTGATTCCCCGATGGCTGGCTCGATGTCCGTTGAGTCGCTACCAGATTCCGAGGTGGTATTGATATTTCCCATGTCGGTTTCTTCAGCGTCATCATAAATTTCAGATGCAACTTCCGCACGAATGGAGGCATCTGGAAACATTTTAACCATTTCCTCACTAGCAACAAACCTTCCCAAAAATTGAGCAAAGGACTCGTCCTCATTGGGGGTCAAAACATAAGAGCCTTCCTCAAGATTTGACTTTTGCTTCTTTTTAGTCGTGCGAAAAACGCTAGCTCCAACCGCATATCGTTGCTTGTTATCTGGATAATCTTTAACTGCCGTAGCATTTCCCATAAACTTCCCCATGAAGTCAGCAAGCTTTTCACCCTTACGAGGCTTTGGAAGAGGCATATCTTGGAAGTCATTGTCAACTACTACACATATAGCATTACTATATGCAAAATTGACAAGTTTGTGTAATTATGTCGGAGACTGGTCAATCCATTCAATACTACCAAGAGTTGCTTACTGGAGCCAGAGGTGGAAATGTAATTGATGCTAATGCTGGATTAGTTACTGGAACTTGGGGTCTGGTTGCTATTATTGAAAATACAAAGTTTCACATTTTTACTGCAAATGGATTGGTTAATTCTTCTGCTCTTTCAAACCCATCCTCTGGTAACGCACCTCAGTTTTCTGCGGGATCAGATATTCGAACTACTGTAACTGGTATTCAAGTTCACATAGGAATAGTCATCGCCTACGATCAGGTTTAAATAGGGGGGTACAGCCCTCCTTGCGACCTTCTGAAAGCTCCAAGGTGAGGCTATAAAGACGATTCTATAAGGTGAAAAGCCACGGCCATCACCATTCCCCAGAATATTGACGAACAAATCCATCCAGCCAGAAACATACAGGATTCCCTATTTTTCATTTGATTCTTTAAAATCAACTAGCTTTTGCTTTGTTTTTGCAAGCTGAAGAAGCTTCTCTTCAATCATTCCTCTGCACTTGATGATGGCTCCAAGCTCAGTCTCAGCGTAGATTGCTTTAGGCCAGACAGCTTGCCATCTGCTATTGACCACACGCCAGAGGCTTTGTCCTTGACGCTTTTTTGAGTCACGAACCTCAACCGCATGAGCGCATTGAAACATTTCTTTGAATTGGGGTGGAAGTTTGACGACAATCATTTTCCTCCTCCAAGATTTTTGACCGCATCCCGATGGGGGAGCAACCCTCCCTTTCGATTTAGATGACGCTCTGCCTGTCGGGATAAACGACCTTCCTCATCGAGTATTTCACAGGCCTCGTCAAAAAGAGATGAGCGTGTGTAGCTCGAATAATATTTGCTCTTCTTGTAGAGACGACTTTCCCACCACATATTTGAATACCAGTTTCCGTCTGTGTGCTTTGTCCAGCCCTCATTGTACATATACGCTCCCTCAGAACTTAGAACGCAGAACTTTCCACCCATTCGGTTGAGCGACCCAAGGCCAGCGACTGATGCAACCAGAGCCGAGGCTCGGGAGTCGGAGAACTCTCCGAAGGTTTGAATCCCTGCTCGCTTTGCAACGGCATTGAGAGTTGCCTCCCAGCCTCCCCAAGTGCCATTGTGAAACAGGACGGCATCGTGCTGTCCCTGCAACGCTTGGCTTGGGCGAGGACTGATTGGGAAGGGATGGCAGAGGACAGGCTTGACCCCACCAACCGTAGCGATTCGGAAGTGGGCGACTACCGCACCCTTCTGAGTCTGCATGATGTCGTGGATAAATTCCGCATCCACTCCTTTGCGGTAGGTTGGCCTTCCGTTTTCCAGCCACGCTACGCCACCTCCGTCACGATTGCTTGCCTCGCAAGCTTTGAGGGTTTCCATGGTCGGGCGGTTCTTGCTTGTCGGACTGATTACGATTACGCACATATTGTTAGTTTCCTTTCTTGGTTTGGTTTAGACTGAGCCACGAGTGTGAGTTTGAAAGGCGGGAGTCGTCATTAACTGAACCGCCTCACGAGTCTCCTCGGTTTCGTCCGCAACCCGAACGCTACGGATGCGGTCAAACCAAGCGCAGGAGGCGAAGCCCCAGTTGAACATCAGACGGCGAAGTCTGCGGAAGGTGGCAAACTGCTGGGTAACATGACGGCGACCACCGAACCGCCACCACTTGTCGAACATCACGCTCGCTTGGGCAGTGCGGAGGCGGTTTTGAGAAGCCCACTTGGGAAGATTTTCCGTGGTGGCTTCTTGGCAAATTGCAAGCACCGAGAGGATGATGAGCATGATCTTGGTCGGGTTGAGGGTTGTGGAGAAGCAACGAAACTCGATGCAACCAGTCGAGCGAAGCTTGGTGAAGTTAATCATGGCGTACTTGCCAATGTTAAGATTCAGAGTTCCGTACTGCTTTGCATTTTTAATTTCTTGGTCGAGGTAGTTAACCTGATGAAGCGCACACCAAGTGCTACGATCCCTGCGCTCGGCATTTTGACCGAACAAAACAGGGGAGAGGCGATTGCCGAGACGCATCAACTTTTCGCACCAATCGAGGATTTGAGCGGGAGAGGAGGAGCCACAGGCAGAGCCAGCATGGATGGTAACATGGATACCGCCTTGAGTTTGACCCATCGTGCGGATCGGACGCTTGGCTCCGATGGCTTTCAAGAAAGAGAGAAATTCAAGAATGTGCTGAAGGCCAGCATCGCCCTTGAGAACTGGAGAAACAAACTCGCACTTCACATAGTTGTTGAGGGTGTGAATCGAAGGGTCGCAATCTGCTTTCCACATTTCACCATTGAACTTGGGAGCGGTGATCGTGGAGCCATTCACCACGGCAGTACGGATATTGAGTCCGTTGCCATGGGAGCCGATGGGCATTTGCACATTGGCGGGAACTTGGGTTTCGATTTCGATACCGAAGGTTGTTTGGTTGTTTATCATGGAAAGCATTATGCCCTATCCCAACCTGCTTGGCAAGATATTTCGCATCTTTTTTTTGGGCTTCTATGCCTCTGTAAATGAGTGATTTACGACTTTTTATCGTTCAAGTCGCAAAAAAGGTAAGAAGAAAAGGGGATTATTTTTTGTGAAACGCTCGTGGAATCTTCAAAAGAATTTCATTTGGTCTGCGGGGATTTGGCTTGATCCAGTCTCCCCACTTCTTCTTGAGAACTGCTATGGCTTGTTGCTCAAGTTCTGCTGTCCTGTATGAAACTGCGCCACCTTCATTTGAGCGATGCTTGAATCCAGCGATAATCCAGTCCAACCTTGCAACCTCGCCAAACTTAAAAATATGCTGGCAAGTGTAGTCATAATCTTCTTTGAGGCGAAGGCTTGAATCAAATCGAATGGATGATGGGCTTGCTATAAAAAGATCACCAAGAATAAAGTGACATCTTTTAACATTGTGCGAGCAGTAAAATGCGTTTGCAACTGGAGCAATTCCCACAAGCTTGTTTGTCATGCTCAAGTGGGCAAGCATTTGCTTCACAATTTCATCGCTTGTTGTCTCTTGCTCTTTTCCTTCTTTTCCGAGAACACATAGCCTTGTGCAATCATCACTAAGCTGAAGGCATGGCTTGCCTTGCGAGAAAGCTTCATCAAGTGCCTTGTTTCTTGCGCTAATCAATCCTCCAGCCACAACTACGCTAGTTGCGCCAGCTTGCTTGTAGGCCTCCTCGTCTCCTTCCGCAACATACCAAGTCCCAGACCATCCGAGGTCTGACATTGATTTTACGGCAGAAGGCCTGCGTGCGGATATAATCGCAACATGAAGGTTTTTACTCACTACTCAATTCGACAGGCTTTCCGTTGTATGAAAAGCTTTTTCTTTTGGCTATCTGCTCTTGCACCTTTTTTAGAATAGATTTTTCGTTGGCTGGTGCGGGAGTTTTGTCGTCTGGCTCCCTAATAATTAGCCCACCATAATCATTCATTCTTTTTGCAACTTGGTTTTTCATTGTGTTATCTCGGCATCGATTTCCGCATGATATACATGGGTATCTTCGCCCTTAAAGAGTGGGTTTATTTTTTCTTTGGTTTTTTTGACGGACAATACTTTTAATGTGGTTCCCGCTGGTAGCAATACTTCTTTTTCATTTATAAAGGATGATGCAAAGATTGGCATTTTAACTCCAACACCATTTGCATTCTTTACCTTGATTAGAATTTTTGACTGCACTCCCTTTTGCCCCATGTCCCAGTTCGAGAATTGCTTTCCAACCGACTCTCTTAGTGAGAACGAGGGAAATCCCTCATCCGTTATTGTCATGCCAACTTTTGCCCTTTTTGCAAGATTATGAACATAATCTTCCTTTAATGGCTTTTCCGTTCCGCTTTTAATTCCACGCCATATTTGAGATTCTTTAATCTTTGGTGCGACCTCGATTGCTTTTAGCATACCCTCTGCCATTCCCATAATTTCAAGGTTTGGATTTTCTTGCTCATCCATTGTTCTCAGGTAATTGTTTATTTCTTGATGTTGAGAACCAGCATAATGATGAAGAGTCTGCGCTATATATTTTGCATCCTCAGTATCAACATCGCTTTTTGCAAATTCCTTTGACCATTCAACAACATCCTTTTTATATTCCTCTCGATTTGCCTTTTCGTTTTTAGCAAGCGTGGGTGGACCAAGAACCTGCATAAACTCATCGGCATACTCCATTTCTTTTTTATCAAGCTGTTGCTCTATTTCTTTTGATTGTTCAACTTCTTCTGCGGAGTCGCCGATTGGAGATATTGGCTTGTTTTCATCTTCATCATAGATTGGCATGGATGGCTCAGTTGAGCCTCCACCGCTAGTCCATTTTCCTGATTCGTCTCTTTCTTGGCTGGGGTCAAAAAAGGTTGTAACTTCAAGCTTGCCACGCTTTTCATAGGCTTCTTTAATGGCAACAAGAATGCTGTCTGTAATGTAATCAGCCACATCTTTCATGTCTGGCTCTTTTTCCAGCGTTACGGCATTTCCACAGGCAGACATTTTCAATCCAGCCGAAGTTCGAATTGCATTTGATATGCTTCTGCCACCCTGATGCGACTGATATTCTTCCAATGCTCCCTGAACAAATCCCTTAATTGCGCTAGCCGTTGCTATTTCAATACCTAGTGTTGGGTTGATAAGAGAACCAATGAGAATCTTATATCGGTTATCATGTGCTGTTCTTACGCTTTGAATAGCTCCCTTAAAAGCTGACCTTAGTGTAGCACTTACGGCATTCTGCACCGCTACTCCTTTTGGGCTATTTAGCCAATTTTTTATTTCTGATGCCTTGGATGCTCCATAATTGACCGCCACCTTAGCCTTTTGAGCGATGCCAGCCAATGCCCCGATTCGCTCCTTATCGGTTGTTTTAGGGGTATTCTCGCTCGATTTTGAACCACTTGAAGGGCTTCCCTGAGAAGTCCACTTCCCCGACTCGTCTCTAGCTTGGCTTGGGTCAAAAAACTCCTTGGAGTCTCGCAAGGCAACTAGCTTGTTCCTCAGTTCCTGTAGATTTGTCTTATCTGTAATTGGCCCACCCACAATCCAAGCATCGCAAGTCCGAAGCGAGGCACACTTAAAATCAAATATCTCACAAAATCCAAGGTCGCCAGCTTGCTCGACTTCCTTTGCATCCATTCCTATGCCTTTTGTAATACAATCAATAAGTTTGCTTGTTTGATTGAAGCCAGCACAATTCCCGCACCGCATCGTCTTAGCTTCTTCCACAGACCCCTTAAAAATGCCTGCCTTCGCCTTCCAGTAGTCCTTATTCGGCTCTTTGGGATTGGCTGGACCATAGTGTGCTATATCAATAGCTTCCTGCCTGTTCGCTAGGTTTGCTTTGATGTCCTGCGTCTCTACTGGGCATTTCACTTCTTCCAGATTCACATCAGCAGAATCAATTAAGATCGGAACAAAGATAGTACCCTCTTCCAAGTTTTTAACTGCGATAGGCTTTGGCTTTTCGCCACCCTCAAAAATCCATTTTCTCACAGGCTTTGCGTCAAATATCATCATCCTTTTAATTGCAGATGGCAAAACTTCTTTTTCTGAAAGGAATACCTTATATGGGTCTTTGTCTCTTTTTTCCTCGTACACACTTTTGAATCCAGATGCCACGACTTCAACAATTCCAAGAAGAACCTTCCCGCCTATTTTAGTTGCCTGCGGTGCTTTTAGGCATCCATATTCAAGTGCTAATCTCTGATTATCCGTTGCGTAAACTCCTTTTCCGTGAACTCCGTCTTTGGATGGCTTTAATCCTGTTTCTCTAATTTTAGAAAGAACATCGGCAGTTGTTCCATGATAAACGCTTGTCGTTCCACTTAAACTTTCCTTGCCGTCTCCTCCGCTACCAGTCCACTTGCCAGTATTATCTCTCGCTTGCGAGGGATCAAAAAGCTCAACCTTTTTTGAATTGTAAGAGAATTGAATCACGGAGTTATTCTCCGTCACGAACTTTATTCAGTTGAGCAACAATCTTTCTGGCTCGGCTGTACCCAGCGTCACCTCCCCATCCGTGCCAAGCCTGCCATCCTTTTCCTTTTTCGTTCCACGAGGAACCTTTTTTATCAACTTCGTGCCTGTCGAAAAACGCTTTCATTCTGCGCCAAGTGCGAGGAGAAAGGCTCTTTCTTCCGATAATATCCCTAGCCCTAGCGACTCCAACCTGTGTCATGCCCCTTTCGCTTGCTGGCTTTTCGGCACGAATACGCAAGGCAGACTTAGCCGCATCCACCATTCCATCGGAAGGCTTCAAATCAATATCGCTTATGGATTGCATTTCGATTGAATCCAAGATCATTTCAGCATCTTTTAGCGTGAACTTTCCATTATTGGCCGTCCTTCTTGCCCTGCTCGGAACCTCTTCTTGAACTACATCTTCTTGCACTTGCCCTGCTTGCTCTTCGGGCATTTGTGGCACTTGAGTTTGTGGCGGTGGCATGGCTGGCTTGAATGCTTCTGAAATAGATTCAACAGGCACTTCCATTTCCTTAGAAAGTTCTTGTGCATATTTTACTTCATAGGCTCTCTGGCGAAGAGCCTCCTCATAGTCCTCGCCTTTTGCTCCGTAGATTTCAGAAGCCGTGCGAAGTCCAGCCTTGAATTCTGATATGTTTGCCTGCGAGTCCCTGCCAACATCAATCGTGCTGTCGCTGGGATAAATCCACTTGCCTTTGGTAAAGCTGGTCGAGGGAGGAATTTTTCCACGAGAAATTCCGTCAGCAATAACAATGTTTTTGATCTTGTCAAAAAACCTGTCCTCGAAAATTCCCTGCCATCTTTTAAATGTGCGTGAGGCAAGAGCCATTTCAAGACGAACAGTTGGACCTCCCAGCTTGGAAAGATCATAGCAGAATCCAAAGGGCAGGTTAAAGGCTAGGGCTATCATGTGAACAATCAGATCAACATAGCCTTGAAACGCCGAGGAGGGACGATTGCTCTCAAACATTTTCATTTCAGAGCCAGTAGGTAGATAATTAATCTGTCCTTTGTTCATAGCCTCGATGTTCATTATGTTGCCATAAGAATCAGTTTGAGATTGATTAAAATAAGAGGCGGGATCATCCGATGCGCCAGAAGGATTGCTGATGGTCATGATTCGGTAGGCAGCATTTTTAACTGCCATATTTTCCGCATCCATAGTTTCGTGAAGGTCTTTGCAGTAGTTGATTACTGAGGCAAGGTGACTGCGCCCACGAACCTCATCCAGTCGAAGAGGATCATAAATGAAGAGCAGTGATTGGGCTGGAATGTCCTGCCAGTCCGTGTACCAGTTGCCTTGCGTTCTGCGGTAAATTTTATATGAGATAGCCCTTCCGTTTTCGTCAAAGTTGATTCCACCAATGTATGACTGAGAGGAGGTCGGATTGTCGTAGCTTCCTCCAATTCGATCAGCCTCTACTGCTTGAATCCTGATGTCTGAATTAGGATCAACTTGTCCGTCTATGGAGTTTTCTCTTGTGATGACGAACCCAACATCCCCATCACGCAGGACTGAGCGCAATGCAAGATGAGAAAGACCATGAAAATTGTGACGACCAAAAAAGTCACAACGCTTACTCCAAGCCTGCCAATAATCCTCATAAGCTTGGTCAATCTCACGATTGCCAGTCCTAGACATATATCGAAAATTGCCAAGCGCATACTGCGAGAACTTTAAAAGAATTGATCGAATGATTGGATTGTTGTCCTCAAGTTCTCGAGCCGCTTTGATAAGCTCGATTCTTTCATAGGTTGCATTAAATCCTTCTCCTCCAGAAAGAGGGCGAGAAGGAAGCCTGTCCCTCATGGGGTAGGCACCAGCAAAGCGAGACAATTCGTTTAGCTTGCACTTATCGGCAAGACGCTTGGCTCCAAACTTTGGGCTTACAATGCTAAGAGCTTTTTCGAGTAGGTTTAGCTTTGGCATTATACTTATTTGTTTTTAGCTTTTCTTCTGACAACTTCCCTTTTCATATGCGGGAACACCAGCCACAGGCTCGTAACCCTCCCAGCACCTTCCCTCCTTGGCCCCCATTTCCTCGGATGTATTTTCCTTTTTTCTCGGAATATTGATATTGAACCCCAGCTTTTCAATGTATTGAAGCGCATCATCATAATAGTGCGCTACAATATTTGTATCAGATGTCGGGGGAATGTTTGTATTGACCTGATATGCCCTTGCGATTGCTTCCTTTGGCTCCTTCAAGAGCTCTGCTTTTACAGCATAGAACTCATCAGCCTTATCTTTGTTTGCGGGATGCTCGGGATGCGTAATTTCATGCGACAAAACCATTAAACGCTTGAATTTAGCGATAGCTGAACTTGCATCGCCCATCTCCAAGATTTTGATTGCCTTGCTGAGTAGGTCTAGGATTTTCATATTAAACAAGGGTTAGAAGATATTTCAGCCTATTCACATCTCCTAGAATCGTATCCCGAATATTCAATAGGTCGGTATCTTTGGTTGCGTCAATTAGTGAGGGAAGCTTGTTGCTAAGAAATTCAATGAACTTATCGGAGTAGCCAATACCGCTACCATCCATAAGGTTTTCCATGGTTATGCCAAAGCTTTTATCTGAGATAATGCGTCCATACTTTCCGAAGTAAGTTTCAAGAAAATCATCAATAGATTCGTCAAGTTTTTCGTAAATTACGCCAAAAGACTTGTGCTGGGAAAAGCTTTTGGTCTGCCAATGAAAGATTCGGTATTGGTTCTGGGCTTGAACAAGAGTGGTTAAAAGCTCTACACCACCAGAAGTCTTAGGCTGAGAAGGCTCTTCCACTTGTAGGTTTGTAGCCAGCTTATCTATTTTTTCAATGATTTTATTGATATTGCTCATAATTATCGCTTATTATATTAAATTCTGGTTCCTCTGGAGTAGTCGGGAAATGTTCTGTTGATTCTTGATCTTGGACCACTTAGCCTGTTGATCGCCGCAGTACATTCCATAACTGTATTTTGTAACTCTTGTAGGTTTGCTCTTGTAAGTTGCCTTCCCCCAATGCTATATGATGCGCCAGTTTTAAGGATTGCTTCAATAGCGCTCAAGGTATCGGTTCGGATTTGTGTGACCGTAGCCAGATCCAAACCATAGTAAATGCCCTGAACGGCCATGCTATTTATATAGCTGTCAACTTAATCATCGCTATCTTTTGGCAATTTCCAGATAGCACAATTTTTGTCTAGCTTACATGACATGAGCATAATCTTACAATAAATCCCATAACCAAGCCCTGTTTTCATCATAAAGTATGAAAATTTATCCCCAATGTGATATAAAATCCAAGCTAGTGCAAGCTTCATGCAGGCTCCAGTTCTATCTTTGCACTCTTTGATTCATCTAGCTTTTCCTCTGCATAGGCATCTTGAGGAACAGGCATACATCCAGAAAGCATTGCACCCACAAGATTCATGCACTCACAATCTCTAAGATGGTTGTCCTTTTTGAGTCGATGCCAGATAAGCCTAGTTCTGCCTGTAATTGGGTTATACTTAGGCCTTTTTACCTCTGCATTCATGTGATTGTGCCACTCGTCAGGGCAGTCTGCGGGAATTTCCCACTTCCCCATTTTTCCAACACGAAGCATTTGAATCATATCCTTGATGGTTGGATTAGACCACCTAATAACAGGACATCTTGGCCTGATAAGGCCTTCGGACTGGGCATTCCTTCCAGTCCCAGAGAGAGGGTCGCCCCATTGTAGCGATGAGTAAGGCCTGTTGATGCGTGTTTTTCCGCTTGTGTGTGCAAATAAAACTGAATCGCTACCAAGCAAGCAAGTCCAGCCGTAGCGACAGGCCTGATAATAAACATCCCTAGTCTGATCCCCTGAGTCAACAAAAACCATTTTACTATCAATTTTCCAGTCTAGTTGCAGGGCTCTAAGCGAATCCCATGCTTCAAGCCTTCCACACCATTCCAGTTTTGAAGTTCCATCGTTTTTCCATGCACGAATCACCACCCACATATGAAATCCTCCAGCCTCTTGAATGTCAGCAGAGATGATTCTTTTTTCCGCTTCTTCCCACCTTTCGCCAAGCCTATACTGCGATGCTCCAACCTTGACTGGCTCTTCCTCGTTATTTTCTACCCACGGCTGGGCAAGCACAGAATTAACAAAATCTTGTAATCCCATAATGCTTTTTTTGTCGTTTATAAATTTTACGGCAAGCTTTCCAAATGTTTCCCAAGGGCTGTATAGCCCAGATAGGTGATAGCTTTTAATGTTTGGTTCAGGATTTGGATTGGCTGGTTTCCACTTTCCCATTCTAAGCATTTTGGTTTTGTGTCCGTCAGTTATCTTTCCCTTGCAAGATGGGCATTCGTAGTAAGCAGATGCCCTAACTTTTTCATTGTCCCACTCGCCGTCCTCGTTTCTTGCCTCCTGACTCCATTTTACATTAGTCCATGTAAGAACCTGCATATCCCCACAAAAGGGACATGGAACATGATAATATCTTTGATCTCCACGAAGGAATGATTGCCAGATGTATCCAAATTCGGTTGTTGGCGTTGATGTCTGAATGGTTAGGGAAAGCGGGTAGGTTCTGGTTCTTGCTTCCGCAAGCTGAATAGCCCCAGCTTCTTTTGATGATGCTTCTGCAAATTTATCAGTTTCGTCACAAATGAGCAAGCCTACGCTACGAGAACTAAGATTCGCAGGACTATTACTGCCAAAAAACCATAATGACATCTTATCGAAATGCTGTTCCATGAGCTTGTATTTGTCCGTGTTTGCTGGCTTGTGCCTAGAAAGAACAGGGCAATCGTCCACCATTGGCAACCATCGATATTCAGAAAAAGACCTAGCTAGGTTTTCGTTGGGCATCACCCACATGGCAGGGACAGGATTCATGTCCAAGCGATAAGCAAGTCCAGCTAGAATGCTGGTTGTCTTTGCGGTTTGTGCTCCCCAGCACAGAACCATCGTTCTTAAGCCATCATCACGGAAACCCTCAAGAGGTTCACGCACATATGGTGTTAGAATTGTTGAATATGGACCTGGACTTGAGGAAACTCTTTCCGAAAGTGTTAAATTTGCTTCTGCCCATTCACGAACAGAAAGGTCTTTTCTTGGAGACCACAATCCGTTTGCAAATTGTTCAAGCTCGAGTTCATTCATTAGAGGAGGTTTATACCCTTCATGCTTTCGTTTTCGCTTATAACAGCCACATCTGATGGGTAAAGCATTTTCTCGCTTGTGGTTTGACAGACAACAAGCTTTACATTTTTAAGATAATCAAAAGCCCAGTTAGAAAGCACCTCATCCATGGGCATATTATTATATATAATGTCCCTTTGTGGCTTTTGTCTCCAAAGATATAAAATCCCCTCCCTTGTCACATCATATGTCTGAGGAACATCAGGAGCTATTCCAATCCATGTTCTGGTTGGAAACTCCCCTAGCTTTTGAATTGTTTCAAAGCTGGCCTGTGGTGTTGATCCGCAAACTGTGATTGGAAATCCGCTTGAGGATAAAAACTTCTTATTTGTAAGAATTCTTGTGGTATTTGGTGAAAAGAAAAATATATGGGGAGTAAGTCCGTTAAGATAGCAGTTTGCAGCTACAAGCTGTGTTTCTCTTGCGTGCCTTCCGTCTGGCTCGCCACATCCTATAACTGCAACATCAATCTTTAGAGTAAACTGGCTGTCCAGCTCCACGAACTCTTTTTTTAACATTTTCAAGTTCTTCCTTGGGGCTCCCGCATTTCATCATGTTTTCACGATAGTAGAAAACACAACTGATTCTTTCATGTGGAGTTTTCTCTTTTGGAACCAAGGGAGTGTTGCCGTGCCATTCATGAACATCGCACAGGATTACATCTCCAGTACGCATATCGCAGGCAACCCTGTACTTTGGGAAAACAAGGTAACATCCAGCATAGCCACCAGCGGAAAAGGCAGACATAACTCCGAAGCCTTCCGCAAGATCGCCCTGATCCTTGTGAACTGCTGTCTGCCAATTTTTATTGACTGTGATCGTTGTGAAAACCGTGCTTGGGATTACCCACTCTGTTTCTGTTTCATCGCACTTTTTCTTCTGTGCCGCCCAGCGATCAGGCACTTCCTTCTCAAAAATTAAGCTAATTGTCTGAATTAGGGGGATGGCTTTGGCGAATTTCTCAGGATTTTGATTATTCCAAGAGGTAGTACGGCAATATGGAAATCTTGCGTTTCGATCCATAGATCCCATAACCCCAGATAAAACTGGAATTGCCACACTGGTTTTGCTTAAAGTTCCATCAGCATTGATTCTGCGAGCACGAACTCCCTTGCCCTTACCTGTTCCTGCTGATTTTACATATCCAAGCTCTTTTGCCTTTTCGTCAGTAAGAATACCACCAGCCATTCCTCGATTTTCATTTGGAGTGGCGGCAGAACGAACCGCCTCGTAAGAGCGTTGGCAAAGCTCAAGGGGAAGAATTCCCTTGCGAAACTTCATAAGTAGCGTTCCGTCTGGCTTATAAACTTCCGCATCCTCTTGAATCAGATGGTCATAGCAATTTTCTGGAAGATGCGTACCGCCAAGCTTATCAACCTCTTCGTCAGGCAGACAAGTTGTAAGTTTAATGACCTTCATAAGACAATATATGATGTCAAACTACTTAGACAAGGCCTCGTAAGCCTTTTCTACGCAGGCTTTGATCGTGTCTGTCGCAGTTTCCGTTTTCCAAGCATCGCTGATTTTTCTGACTTTTTCGAGAAATGCGTCATGCTCCTCGTTTGTGAGATATATTGGAACCATGCGGATTGACGAAGCTGGGGGAATATAGTCGCTAGCCGAAGCCTCAACAGATCCAGACTGGGAAGATTCTGGATCAAGAGACATAGGCCCATCTGGAATTGTTGCAGACATAAGGTTTTTGAGATATTCGTCAGAAAACCCCGTAATCTGCAAATCCATTTCTGAGCTATCGATTTCTTCAATAAGGTTTTTAAGTGCTTCCGTATCGAATTCTCCAGCCAAATTGTTAAGTGCGAGATTTGCAGCCTTTTCCTTTTCTTCGGAAAGGTCAACGAGCCATACATCAATTTCTTCCCGACCCATGGCTTGATAGATTTTGAATCTTTGGTGACCCCCGATGATGGTGTTTCCAGTTCGCACATTGACTGTAATCGGCTGGAGGTCGCCAAGCTCTGCAAGGCTTTTGGTGAGTCGCCCAAGTGCCTCGTTGCTAATTTTTCGAGGATTGTATTCTGCGCCTTTGATCTCCGATAGTTTAATCTTTTTAATGCAGGGATAACTTTGCGTTTCATTCTTTTTGCTCATTTTCAGTTTTTACCTCATTTTTGATTTCTTCGTCAAGAGAAATTTCTTTCCCGCCAAAGGCACCCCTTGTTTTATGAATAACTGCTATAATTTTTTCAACTTCTTCGGTGATAATCTCTTTGGCGAGTTCTGGGTCGCTTGGATTGCATCTGCGTGAAGCTCTGGCAGGCATACTTTCCAGCAGGCTACGAATCGTTGTCATATACCTAGCCATAATGCTTTTTGCCAAGTCTGTGCCAATTACTGCGCCAGTTGCTCTTTGAAGTGATTCAACTCTTTCTTCAGAATCCATTCTGGCTCGAACTGCCTCTCGATGGGCTTTTACAAAGTTTGTAATGCGAGCGTGATCCCTGTTTGCCTGTGCCTGATGCAAAAGAGCATAAGCCACTTTTTCGCTTTTCTTTGCCCTAGCCAAGCAACCATAAATATCATCCCGCAACAAATCGCTTCCTGTAACAGACCCAGCATCAACATCTTCTCCAATGTTTGCTGGTTCAATTCCCTGTGCGTTGGGTGATCTTGGGGGATTTTTTCTGTTCCTCTCGTACCAATCCCTAGCTGATTCAACGCTGTCCTGTGGCATGGGATCATTGTTTTGCAGGCCTTCTTGCTTGGCACGACTGATCGTGCTCACAGAAACCCCCATAAATTGTGCAATCTCAGTTAAGCTAACCATTTTGCAAGACTGCTTACGATTTTACATCATGCAAGCACTAATTATCCGCTTGGCATTTTGCCCTAATGTTATGAATGACAAAATTCTGGGAAAGCTAACGAGGCTGTGCCAACC